ATGGGGTCATTCTGGGTGGCGGACTGCTCGATATGGGCGGTATAAGATAAAAGAATTCAATGTATTAGGGGAAGTTAAAAAAGTGAAGAAGCTAACTATTAAGAAGTAGGAAAAGAGGTGTTGTGAGTTGTGTGAGGTGAAATAAAGTAAAGTGATGGCTTAGTAATGTGAGGCAAGATGGTGATGGGAAGTGGAGCTGAATTGTCAAGTAAAGTGGGAGGGGTAAGGTTCTAAGTGGGGAAGGGAGTGATAAAGAAGTGTGTAGTTGCGGTCGGGAGACAAGTTGTTAAGTAAGGTGGTGTCTCGGTATCGTGAAGGGACGAATGGTGATGTGAAATGGAATTGTTAAATAAATTAGTATTTTGGTAAGGTGGAAAGTTGTCAAATAAAGTGGTGTCTCGGTAGAGTGAGGAGCCAAGTTGTTTGGAATTGTATTGATAAAAGAGACGTTAAGTCAAGTAAAAAGGGGGCTAGTATAGAGATGAGTTGTGCAGTAAAGGTAAGGTGTAGAGAAGAAAAAGTGGGGTGTCGTAAAGAAGCGTTTAGGTAAGGTATGGATATGTGCCGTGGTGAATTGGTAAGATAAAAAATTTAAAAGGAGGTGGTGCCATGAAGGAAAGACGGAATTTTGTTTTCAGATTAAGTGAAGCACTTCAGCAAATGATAACTGAATATCTTGCTAACACAAATAAGTCATTAGCTAATTTGATAGATGAAGCGATGAGTAGAGCATTAAAAAAATATTCAAAATATTTGACCAATGAAACTGGGGTTAATGCTTTGTGGCAACGAAATGCAATGATTTTGAGACTTGGTTCATCGGTTGATAAAGAGTTATATAAAGAAATGCTTAAGATTAGTGAGTTGACTGGTCGATCTGTAGCTGATTTGATTAAGGAAGCAATTTGGGAAATAATTCAAGAAGGGGGTGATAAAGATGCTTAATGAGATAAGACTTTTGTCTGAGGCTGTGAGGTATAATGATTTTGAAGAGATTGTTAAGAGATGGAAAGAGCGGTTTTTGAAGTTTTATGCGGTTATTTGTAATGAGTGTGAGTATGAGTGGGAACGAGTGTATAGGACGTGTTTGTTTTTAGAGGCGATGTATGGTTCGGAGTTAGCGAAGAGTTATTTGTTCTATGATGATACGAAGGTTGAATTGAAAATAAGGGAAGAAAATGCGGTTGGTGTGTTATTGAGTGAGGCGGTTGAGTTTTATGTGATATCAAAGAGAATGACAAAAGAGGAGTTGTTAAATGAGCTTGATAGATGTGTTGAAAAAATAAAAGAGGAGGAAAGTAATGAGTGATTTAATGATTGAAGAGAGGAGAGAGATTACAACGGCTGAGAAAATTGTTCAAGTAGCGAAGCAAGTCCTCAAGCCGACTGATTTTGCGAAAATTAAAACAAAAGTTGGTGAGATTATTGAAATAAAGCGTGATGGGATCCTCAATTTATTGAGCAGTTTGCCTGTTGGGTATAATTTTAGGATTATTGAGAGGGAGATAACGGAGGATTATGCTTTGGTGCGGGTTGAGCTTGAGGTTATATTTCCGAATGGTATTGTTCGGCGAGGGGAAGGAGTAGGGGTATGCGAGCGGGCGGAGCTTAAAGGTATTGATAATTTACACAATTTATTGACTAAGGCTGAAACNAGGGCTATGAAGCGGGCAACTGAGGTATGTCTTGGTGCGGTAATTAATGCNGTGATAAAGGAATTGTTTGATAAGCAGTCAACTAAAACGATTGAAGANNTAATGAAGTAATGGTTTCTTATATTGGTTGTAGGTCTTGGGAGAAAGTTAGAAAGAAAGTTTCTGAAGTAGGGTATTTGCTTGGGTATCAGTATTATGGGTGTGGGTGTTTTATAGCGTTGAAGGTTCCGAAGGCTGAGTTATTGAGATTGAAGGGGATTGTTTATTTGGAATGGGATGATTGGCGGAAGTATTTGGAAAATGAAGTAAAAGATTGGGGTAATGATGAATTGTTATGGCGTTATAACATTTGGAAGTATAAGTATTTGAAGCAGAGGTATTTGTTTATAAAGGATTGGGTTAAAGAGAAGGCTTATTTTTTGCCGAGGTTAGTTCGTAGGCGTCTTGCAGGGTCATTGATTAAGAGATTGACTTATCGAGGTATTCAAGTTTATTTTACTCCGTTTGGTCCTTATGTTCAAAGAGATGTTGAGGGATTATTATATCAATTGATTTATAGTTCCAAGATTATAAAGGAGGGCAAAGATGAAAGCGCAAGAATTGAAACAACTTATTGATTTACAAAATCAGGAGTTTTATTGTCCGAAGCATACACCGCCTACTGAGTTGTGGCATCCTTGCGAGCGAAGATTAATTTTGATGAGGCAGACACCAATACCAATTAAGCAAGCTAAGAAATATTTTGATGTGGGGAATGAATTTGAAGAAGTTGCATTAAAGCGATTGTTAAAAGTAGTTCCTGTTAAGGCTTATCAGATGCCTGTATTTGATGAGGAGCTTGATATCAGAGGCATAGTGGATATAGTCCTTGAGAATGGGGATTTTATTGAGATTAAGAGCACGGCAAATGAACAGGTTCTTGATAGTTTTGGTTTATATGATAATCAATTGACGAAGAAATATTACTATCAAATGCAAGCTTACATTTTATTGCTCAAAAGGGAGCATGGGGTATTTTATGTGATTGATAGGCGGACTGGAGAGGATCATTTCTTTGATGTTGAGAAAGACCAAACGGTTATTGAAGAGATAAAGGAGCGAGCAATTCATGTCAAGGAGCATTTACAAAAAGGGACTTTACCTAAACCGATTGAGCAGTATGATTTGTGTAGGGCTTGTCCGTTTTATGAGCAATGTTATCCTGAAGCTACCAAAACTTCTGTCAAAACAGTAGAAGTAAGTCCTGATTTTTTGAAGAAGCTTGAGATTTATTACGCTATAAAAGCGAAACTTAAACAATATGAGCAATTAGAAAGAGAAATTAAGGAAGAGCTTAAGAAATGGGATGCGGGGACTTATCGAGTTGGTGACAAAATCATTAAGATAACGGAATATCAGCGGGCACACTACAATATACCTGAGGAAATAAAAAAGCAATATGTTGAATATGTGACTGTAAAAAGAATTTTTTTATAGGAGGTGTAAGATGTTTAGTGCGATAATTGCTGATTTATTAGACCAAGCAGTTGAAGAATTGAGTAAGAAAAAATTGAGCGAATGGTTGGTTAGTGCGTATTGTAAAATATGCGAATATTTTGAAGAGTATGAGGAGACGGGTAAGTTAGATTTGGAGAGACTTGCTGAGGAGTTATATCATTTGCTTGAAGAGACAAGGGATGAGAAATAATGTTACTTCCGCATCAGCAAAGAGCTATAGAAAGGTTTGATGGGTATTCTTATTTAGCTTGGGAAACAGGGACTGGTAAGACTTTAACGGCATTGAAAATAGCTGAGAATTTTCGAAATGTGCTTATTATGTGTCCAGCGTCTGTTAAACAAGTTTGGTATCAAGAAATTGAGAAGTGGGGTATAAAGTTAAACAATTTTGAGATTGTGAGTTATGATAGTTTTCGGTTGCATCATCCAAAGATTTTGAGGCGTGCGTTCTGGAATTTAGTTATTTTTGACGAAGCGCATAAGTTAAAGAGTATTCGAGCTCAGATTACAAAACTTGTTATGAAGATTTTTACGAAAACTTATAAGGTTATGTTGAGNGGGACACCCTTTGAGAAGCCTGAAGATTATTACAGTCAATTAAGAATTCTACGACCAGACCATCCGTTTAATCAATTGTCATATACTCAATACAAGAATTCGTTTTTTCGGATTGATGGGATGTTTTATTACATTATTGATTTTTTACCTGGGATAAAGGACAAGTTTATTGAGCGATTTGTTTTGCCGTATGTTGATTTTGTTAAGCGTGCTGATGTTGTAGAGTTACCAAGTTTGATAGAAGATGACAAGTATTTTACATCAGGGCGATATTTAATTGAGCCAGACAAACAGATTGATGGGGATAATGTTTTGCAAGCGTTTATGTATGAGTATCGGAAAAGTGCTTTATTGAAGGACAAGATTGATTATGTGATTGATTTTATAACAGACAATCCGCAGACTATAGTGTTTAGTTATTTTATTGAGCCGTTGCAGTATGTAGTGAAGAAACTTGGTAGAAAGAATGTTTATTTTTTGACAGGTCAGAATAAAAGTGATTTAGAGTATGCGATAAAGGATGGAGAGAAGCCGATTATAGCGACTTATTGTATTTCGGAAGGGATAAATTTAACGAGTTACAAGAATGTTATTTTTCTTTGTCTTCCTTTGGCGTGGCGGGTATATGAACAAGCGTTGAGTAGAGTTTGGCGGTATGGGCAAGAGGATAAGGTTTATTTACAACGGTTAATAGACAAAAATGGAATTGACCCTAAGGTTTGGAAGATACTTAAGAGAAAGGGTGATGTTCTTGAAGAATTAAAACGGAAGGGGAGTTTGAGCGATGAATGAGAATATTCAAGAAATTACGGATGCGTTATTAAGTCAAACGATAGAATTTTTCCAAGACACGATTTTTGCGAATGATAACATTTTATTAGCCAAGATATTTGACCAATATCAGCGGTATCAATCGGATTTTGGGAATGTTTATTTATTTGTTGAGACGATAAGTGGTGAGAAGAGAGTTTTCCAAGGACCTAAACCACATTTGTATAATCATTATTTGAATTATTTGTTATCTTTTTTTACTAAGCGTAAATTCAAACCACGAAATATCAAACTTCGAATATCAACAGGTTTTTATACGGATTATCCATCGAGGTCGACACTTGAAGATACATTCTTTTTGATGGTTACAGACATTGATGACATAACCGACCAAGATTGCAATCGAATTATCGAAATATTGAACCAACATAATT